AAAAAGGAGCAACAAAATGAGTAAACAGAGTAAATGGGCAGCATGGCAAAGCCCAGAACCGAAGGTCATTGAAGCAACAAAACCAGAACCTAAGGCCACAAAAATAATAGACGCTCTTACGGTTCCCTCAATAGAAGTGCCTGACACAGTGAATGAGGTTGCAGAAGTTAAACCAGAATTTAAAAAATTAAAAAAGATTAAAAAAACAGAGTGATATGGCATTAAAAGTAAAGAATTTTAAACTTCCAGATGAGACCTTTCTGGAAGAAGCGTACCTCAAGGTTCAAAACGTGAGCAGTGTAAGTTCAGACTATGAGTTCTTCGAAAATTTACCAGACGGTAGTCAGAAACTACAATGGATTAAGAAGATTGAATCCGCTGCATTGATATATGTTTGGCCGGACGAAGGCGCACGGGAAAACAGAGCGCAGGTACATCACTGGTTTCAGATAGATTTTAATTATGACTTGTCTGAGTGGACTAACATATACGAACAGGCTTACTGTAAATTAAAAGTATTATTCCCAGAAGGAGAGGACTGTTAAAATGAATAAGAAATTAGAAACAATATTTAGGTCAAAGGTTCGCAATATAATAGAATCTTTCATTAGAGAGGAAGGCTTGATGCCCCCACCAGCAAGTGATTTTAAAGCAAAGACCGAAAAGCCGAGAGTTCCTATACGGGTAGGAGGAGCAAGAGTATTATATAAAGAAGATGGGACTGTTGTAATCGCTAACGAGAAAGGAAAACAGGTGGCGATATCAGAAGAAGACGCAGTTAAAGTAGCCAATTATATTATAAGACTTTCAGGAAAAATATAATGCCACAAACTGACCCAAATATAGAAATATGGGCTGGTTCAGGTTCGTTCTTTCCGTTGACGTTTACACCGTTCGGATTCTACGACAATGACCCTGAGTTCCAAGACGATGCTGAATCTACTGCAAAGTGGGCAGCCCTTCGTTTGGGTTATCCAATAACAGATGTAGAGTTAAACGAGATTAACTTCTACGCTGCTTTTGAAGAGGCTGTGAATGAATATGGCGCACAGGTAAACTTCTTTCAAGCAAGGGACAATTTAATCAACCTCCAAGGATTTCCAACTGGAAGTTCAAACTTGTCTGGAAGATATGTTCCTCAAACGCTTAGGGGTATCTTTAGGATGGCCAAGGCGTATGGCTCCGAGGTTGGCGCAGGAGGCACTCAAACCTATTACACTGGGTCACTATCAACAGTTCCCGGAAAACAGGTTTACAACCTCCTCACAGACACTACAATAGAGACTGGTTCGTTTGCCACTGACCAATTTACAATAAGGAAGATTTTCCACCAACTAAAGCCAGCGTCTATAAGATATAATGACCCTGCTGCGGGCACATTAGCAGATGCTGTTACAAGCGAGTTTGGGTGGAACAATTATACGCTTCCCGGAACTTACATGTTGATGCCAATATATTACGATGCCTTGAGGATGCAACAGATTGAGTTCAACGATCAGATAAGGAAAAGCGGGTATAGTTTCCAATTAACAGGTAACAGGTTGCGAATTTTCCCAATACCAAATGCTGTGTTCAAAATATGGTTCAATTATACGCTTGATGCAGAGGGCACTAATTTCGACCTTAACGGGGATCGTGGAGAAGGTAAAATAAGTGATATTTCTAATATACCGTATCAGAACATCACCTACAAACACATCAATGAAATAGGCAGGCAATGGATAAGGAGATATACACTTGCAATCTGTAAAGAGATGTTGGGTTACATTCGATCAAAGTATTCAGAAATGCCCATACCTGATGGAACTGTGACCTTGAACGGAGCGGATTTGGTCAGTGCAGCAGCAACAGAGAAAGAAGCCTTGATAACGGAGTTAAAAGATGTATTAGACTCTACTTCTATTCAGGCGCAACTTGAGAGAAAAGGTGCTGTAGCGGAGGCAGTTAATAAGCAATTAAGTTTTGTACCTTTAAAATTCTACGTAAGATGAGAAAAATCATAATATTGATCGCGTTTACCTTCATAACCACTTCCTTCAAGCCTGAGCCACAATTAACTTGGTTAGGAACTTTTGAGATGTATTTGGATGAAGAAGGTTCTCTTGTGGTTTACTACAAAGGCAATATTCCTCAGTGCATGGGCAAAAAGGTTATAGATTTTGTTTATGTAGATTGCGATACTGTGAAATACAGTAAACAGGATGTACAAAATAGTTTGCATATAGAATCAGACATAGAACAATTAGACACTTGTGATACAGTTAAACCAGCAATAAAAATAACAAGGATGTAAAGTATGGACTTGAAGAAAAATTATGAAAGGATTTTCGGAAAGATCGAGCCTTTGAAGAAAGAAAGCACTTTCGTTATGACACCAGATGACAAGAAAAGGTTCAATAAAATAAGCATGATCATGGCCAGAAAATACCCTAACGCGCCAATAACCCTTAGAGAGGGTTTTGTGTATCTTGGGTATAAGAAATTCGAGTCAATAGAGAATTTTTTAAAGAGGTCTTCATTGAATATAAACGAAACAGTAAGGGCTTTTTCTGTTTCTGGTAAGAAAGGTTTAGTGTAACAGGTTTCGGATTTTTTTACAATATTTATAGCGAACAACAAGATCATTAGGGTCTTAGTAAATAAAAAATGAGGAATATGAATGGCAAGTAATAATGTCTTTCTTTCAGCGGGGGTTTTTACAAGGGAATTTGACCTAAGTTTCTTACCGCAGCAAATCCCGGCAGTAGGTGCCGCAGTAATTGGGCCAACCGTTAGAGGCCCAGCATTTGTGCCTACTCCAATCAGCACATACTCAGAATACGTCCGTTGGTTTGGCGACATTTTTACATCCGGTTCAGGCGCAAGTCAGCGAATGTATAAATATTTGACAACATACTGTGTACAAGAGTACTTGCGCTACGGAGAGGTGATGACAGTTGTTCGTATATTAAATGGAAACTACCAGCCAGCATATTCTTATGTATGGTCTTCAGGTTCTTACGCAGTGTCTGCTTCTACTGGAACAGCATCTTATGGTGCTAATAACATGTCGTTCAAAATAGTAGCTTTGAGCGAAGGCGAAATACTAAATAGTGGACAGTTATCAGCGTCTGTATCAGGTTCTGGACTTGCTTCTGATGAAGATGGGGTAAATGGTCTGCTCTTATCAGGTTCGGCATACAACATTAGGTGGGAAATTGCCAATGTTGATCCGAATAGAGGCGTGTTTGACCTTTACATTCGTAGAGGAGACGACCTTCCGAACCGTAAGATAATTTTGGAGCAGTACTCTCAATTAAGCCTTGATCCTGATACAACTAACTACATTACTCGTGTAATAGGAGACCAGAAAAGTACTCTTAGATATGATTCGTCAGGTGCGCCTTACTTAGAGCGTTCAGGGTCATTCCCTAACCGTTCAAGGTTCATTCGTATAGAAGGGGTACAAAATACACTGTCTTACCTAAATGCAGCAGGGACGATAAGAGAAGGTTCGCTGTCTGGGTCACTTCCACAGGCAGCATCTGGGACTTTTGCAGGGGGCAGCGACGGTAATGTTGTACACCCAAGAAGAATGTATGAAGAGATTAGAGATGTAAACACACAAGGATTCAACCCGGCATCTGGGGGATGGGGAAAAACGGCGTACCAAGATGCTATTGACATCCTAAGTAATAAGGATCAATACGACATTAACTTGTTGTTTACTCCGGGTCTAGTGGATAACGCAACTGGACACGGCGCAATAATCACTCGTGGTATCAACATGTGCGAAGATCGTGGTGACGTGATGTACGTTATTGACCCAACATATAAAGGTTCAACAGTAGGGCAGGCACAGCAGACCGCAGAAGCAAGAAACACCAATTACGCGGCAATGTACTATCCGTGGTGCCAGATTCCAGATCCCGATTTGGGAAGGAACGTATGGGTTCCGCCATCGGCAGTTGTATCAGCCGTTTACTCCTTTAACGACTTGGTAGCACATCCTTGGTTTGCCCCAGCGGGTCTTAACCGTGGCGGATTGGACACAGTTATCCAGACTGAAAGGTTGATGACTCAGAATGACCGTGACAACCTGTACATAAAATCTGTCAACCCTATTGCTACTTTCCCTCGTCAGGGTGTTACAGTTTGGGGACAGAAAACGTTGCAGAAGAAGAGAAGCGCGCTTGACCGTATAAACGTAAGAAGGTTGCTCATAGACGCTAAAAGGTTTGTGTCGTTCACTGTGAAGTACCTCGTATTCGAGAACAACACGGTAGAAACTCGTGCTAAGTTCATTGAGTTGGTTGAACCTTATTTCCGTAGAGTTCAGAACCAGCAGGGTCTTTATGATTACCGAATCATAATTGATGAAAGGAATAATACCCCTGATGTTGTGGACAGAAATGAAATGAGAGCGCAGATTTACTTGAAACCTGCAAAAACAGCAGAGTTCATCATAGTTGACTTTGTAGTGCTTCCAACTGGAGCAGTGTTTCCAGTAGATGCTAGGGAGTAAATAATGAGCAGGCTATTATAAAAAAGACTTAAAAACAAAATCCGTAATATAATTAGAGGATAAGAAGATGGCGGTTATGGTTTGCCTGCTTATTTCTATAATGAAATAGAAAAGGTTCTTTCTCTAACGGAAGAACACTGAAGGGTTATAGTAGGAAAAACTGTTAAAGAATTTACAAGACAGAAAAAATGGACGGATTCTGGTCGTGCTTAATTAAGAGAGGCTATGATTACCGCCTTATTTAGTAAATTACAGCGATATTCTTAAAAAAGATAACCTTGACAATAGTTATATGTAAAGTCAACAAATGATTGAAAAAATAGAGGAAATAAAATGCCAAGAGTAGTAACAATGGATGCTTACAAGCCGAGTCTACAATTTAGATACAAGGTTTTAACATCAAAATTACCCGGCGCACAGTTTTACGCACGAAGTTCCCAGCAGCCCGGCTTTGAAAATGCCCCTGTTTCGGTTGAGCACATCAACTATTACTTTAAGGTCAAGGGAAAGACTCGTTGGGATGACTTGACTATGAGTTGCTACCAGTTTGAGGGTATAACAGCCTCTCAATTCTGGGACTACTTACAGATGCACCAAGCCGTTCCCGGCGCAGAAGACCAGTACGCAACATCTTACAAACACGATCTGCAAATTCAAATACTTGCACCAGACGGTTCTACACCAGTTGGTACATGGAAACTCATTGGAGCCTTTTACAGCAGCGTTAAATGGGGAGAGATGGACTACGGAACTGATGATGTGATCCAAGTTGATTTGACAATCGCCTACGATCACGCAGAGTATTCATAACAAAAACTAAGGAGATTTTAAATGGACATTATTCAGAATTTCTTAGCATCGCTATTGGATAAGTTTAAGGTGTCAAGCCCTTTGCTATTTACAGTAGTAGTTGCAATTTTAACTGGATTAAAAGTTATGATTGATGGAAACGCAATACCATTAGACCCAAAAATAGCTACATGGGTATTATGGGTGGTTGCATTGTTTGTAAACTCAAGCACATACAAATTTACAAATAAGTGAAGTACTTTGATTAAGTACTAAGGGTTTGCTGTCTAAACGCAGTAAGCCCTTTTTTAGTTAAGTCTATTTGAAAATTTAAAAGGTTTGCATATTTATAGTTATCTGTGAGATTAGCGCGACCTGAAATACTACATCCTCAGTTACAGTTCCGATATACGATACTTACAAGTCGTTTACCGGGAGCCGCTGTATTTGCCAAATCTGCTCAACAGCCAAGTTTTGAAAACAACCCAATAAAATTAGAATATGGAAATTCTAACTTCAAAGTAAAAGGCAAGACCAACTGGAACGACATAACCTTATCCTGTTACCAGTTTGAAGGTATAACTGTTCCGATGTTCTATGCGTATTTACAGCAGCATCAGATAACAAAAACAGCGACTGACTTTAGAGCAAGATCATATAAGCATGATTTGCAGATAGTATCTCTAAACCCTATGGGGCTACCAATAGGAACTTGGAAGTTGAGGGGATCCTTTTACAACAGTGTTTCTTTTGGGGACATGGGGTGGGGAGATGAAAGCATTGTTGAAGTAAACGTGACCGTAAGTTACGACTATGCTGAGTTTGATTTGTTTCCATTTTAATAAGGAATAACATGGCAAGAATATCACCAGAAAATTATGACCCCATACTGTCATTTAGGTTTAAAGTACAGTTCAGTTCTCTACAAAATGTTACATTCTATGGAAAGGCTATTAACCTTCCTACGATAGACAATTCTCCTATAACATTTGAATATGGCAATACTCAGGTTAAGGTTAAAGGAAAAACAAAGTGGAATGATGTGACACTGACAATGTATGCCTATGAAAAAATGACAATAGAGCAATTATGGGATTACATGAACACTCTCCACCAAGACATAGATAAAGGAGAGGACAAATATGCGGACGATTACAAAAAAGACATACAAATACAATTACTAAGCCCAAGCGACATTCCGATAGCAACTTGGACGTTAGTAGGTGCATTTGCTAGTAGCATAAACTTCGGAGATTTAGATTGGAGCGCAGAGGATGTGGTACAACCTACTATGGTAATATCTTACGATTATGCTACCTATAAACCACAGGGATTTAACCAAGCGTAATATAACTAACAAAAAAAAGTAAAATGAGCGAAACTGTAAAAGTAAACAAAGAAAAAACAACAGAGCCAGTATTCACAGCAACTCCGTCAACAGGAATATTTCCAACAAACATAGTAGAACTTCCATCAGGAGGAAGGTTCTATCCAGACGGGCACCCCCTTTCCGCAGGAACGGTAGAGATGAAATTTATGACGGCCAAAGAAGAGAATATCTTAACAACAGAGTCTTACATCAAGAGTGGGGTCGTTATAGATAAGTTTTTACAATCTATGATAATCTCCCCAAAATTCAACTATGATGACCTTCTTATAGGGGATAGGGACGGACTTATGATCGCCTCTAGAATATATGGGTACGGCGAAATCTACCCAATAGAAGTCACAGCCCCTTCTGGTAGAAAGCAAAAGGTTGACATTGACCTAACAACACTGGAAAACAAAGTTATACCAGATACCCTTAATTCAAGGGAGAATCGCTTTAGTTGGACTTTTGAGAATAAAGTGGGCAAGTACACCATAGAGTTTAAATTGTTGACTGTGGGGGACGATAAGATAATACAGGACAAATTAAAGAAGTACCGAGCAGCAGGATCGGCGGATAGACAGATTACAACAAGGTTAGAACAAATAATCTTGTCTGTAAACGGCAACTCTGATCCTATGTACATAAAGCTATTCGTAGAAAATGAGTTCATGGCAAGCGACTCAAGAAAGTTCAGAGAGTATGTAGCAAGCATCACACCGGGGGTTAACATGGAGATTGAGTTGGAGGACACCGATACGGGAGAACCTTTTCGCACTTCGGCTACCATCGGGCCATCATTTTTTTGGCCTGACTCCGGATTATGATCAAAAAGTTATGGATCAAATATTTGATCTAACAGTAAACCTTAATGCAGGTGAGTATAGCCTCACCAGTAATTTTACCTTCACCGAGCTATACGAGATGCCAGTAAACCTTAGATCGTACTACTACTTGAAGTTTGCAAACCTAAAAGAAGCGTTGAATAAAGCAGCACAGGCAGAAGCACAAAAAAATAAGAGGAGGCGGTAACATTGTATGTGAAGGAGTTTCGCTTTTGCAAAAACCCTTGTTAGAAGCGGAAGCAGCAGTATTGCAGCGTATAGAGGCGGGTTTAACTTTGTGGGATTTGAGATAGATAAATAATATTATGAAAACAAGAAAAGCGTTTTAAAGATTTTGTCAGCCTGATCCAAATGATTTAGTGCGTCCACAGGCATTGCGCCTAACTCTTAAATATACAAAACATTTGTATTATTTTTAATATTATTTACATGCCTCTGACAATACCAAAAGTACTACAAACAATCTTTTTAAATATTACACAAAAAAAAATACAAAAATATTTTGCGTAAAACTTGCGCAAGTCATTTCTGCTGCCGTATCTTTGTGCTGTCAAAGGCAATTCCGCTTGCGATTAAAAAAACAGGAAATGGTCAGTACAAACGTTAAATCGAACAACAAAACTGATGCAATGCCCGCCATGCACAATCTTCTCGTCCACGATGTCCGGCTAAAGCAATTGAA